TACCCCACATGGCGTCAACTCACGTGACTGATTGTGTTCAGATAAGCTGATTGTGTGACTTGCACACTGCACAGGGGGTCAGGGGTAATAATGTAACCCTGACCATATCGTATTTCGTAAATTATCAAATATATGTAACTACGATATGACCCCGTTTTTATGGCTAAGCAATCCTCTATTCGTAAATATGGTTGGAAAGCTGTTAAGGCTGCTACAGCGGGCGCTATCGCTTATAGGAGCGGTCCTTCAAAACAAATGTATCAAATCTACGGTCCCTCGAGAGTCGGTCAGATTAATGCCAATAAATCAGCGAAATCAAACACTCTCACGAAGCGTAAACGTAAACGTAAATACAGTCAATCTGGCCATGGGCACGGAGAGAATATGACTGTTTATAAAACAATCAAATACAAATTAACAAAACTTAACAGATTCGCTAAATTTATTGGAGCAGAGACAGTACACGAAACACAAGCTTTCGACCTGCTCTATCATGATAATGATGATATTGCTAATTCACAAAAAGTAGAAGTAGCTGCTAATGTTTTCAATAGTCTTGATACTCAAGCTATAATGAATATCGCATATTCTAACGTAGCTGGAGCAGCTCCACTTAATTCTAATGTTACTACTTTACTTACAAACCAATCAAGCTCTTACAAATTCTTTATACAGAGTTGTCACCTAGCCCAGGAATGGACTAATATGAGTGCTGGTGAATCTACGATCACTTTCTATTTATGCATGTCTAAGAACACACGTTCCACAAGTTTCAATACTGAAATTGAATGGGGTGAAGGACTAGATGATGCGTCTGGCCTACTCGGACAAACAGCTGTTTCTAATACAGTTATTGGAAATGTACCTACTCAATCTAAGTTATTTAATATGCAATGGAAGGTAGTTGATAAGAAAACCTTTAAAGCACAAGCAGGTGCTAAGGTCAATTATAACTTTACTTTCAAACCACAGAGTATAGTAGACTCTGAGTATTGGGCAAGACATACCTATGTCAAGGGAATGTCGTACCAACTTCTCGTTGCTACACATGGTCAATTAGGTTTATCACAACATGCTGGTGAAGTAAACACTATTATTCCAAAACCAGTACAATGGATTTATACTACTCGCAAACGTTACACACTCCGCACAATTAATCATTATGCTAGGAATATTACTCAAGTATTTGAGGAACCCACACTTAAAGTTGTTGATATTCAACCAGTTCAAGTTATGGAGGATGATGGTAATCTTAAACCATAGTTGCACACACCTTAACAAAAAAATAATATATGTTTTAACCCTAAAAGTTTTTGCAGTTAACCCTTAAGAGCGTCTAACCCTAAATTGTAGTACCGACAGACTATCGGCACTATTGTCATTAATGATATTTAAATGATTATATTTTGATCTTTAACCTTAATAATTACGGTAAACCTTCTTAATAATGCAGCCTGGGTTTCTTCATCTTCCCAGATCTGCTCAATAGTATACTGACTAGTAACTATAAGCTTGGAGGGTCTGATTCTTCTTGAGCCTCCCTTAATCTCTGCAATAAAGGGGGCAAAATCGGCCCAATGCTTGAATTTTCCTCCAAGTGCCCGGTCGTATTTATCAACGTCGTCGACAAGCACAACGGGTTCGTTCTGATATCCGTCCCACCACTGATTTCTTGGCTTAGAGTAGCAAGAAGGGTAAGCGCTCCAGACGGCACGGGTTTTACCGCACCCAGACAGTCCGGTGATCCAAATTCCACAGGTTGCGTTGAGCGACGGAGCCTGCGGCATAAAGTCAGTTCGGATCTTCTGGAGGGTGGTGTAGGACCTAATCCTAATATCGGCATCAATCGCTGCGATATTCCCAGTAATGGCGTGAGCCCAAGCAGAATCCCATCGAGTTCGTTCCACATCTCCTTGGTCAGCAGGTGAGGCTGGACAGATACCACGTTCATGAAAGTCGCCTCCCTTTGAACAGTAAACTTTGTTCTGAGCGGCAGTACCTCTGGCAACAGACAAATGACATCCAGGTAAGAGCGCGCAAACACTACGCATAGTTTTCCCTGCTGCGAAAGTGATGTATCCTTGCAAATGCTGCGTACCTGTGGTAGGAGCAGTCTCCTTCCCATAGATGACATATAGGCAGGGTAGGATATCGATAGCACGACAGTCGGCTTCAGTGTAGTTGTTGAGAGTAAAGCACCAGCTTCGATGTCTTGACCTTCGGGATGGTAAGCAGGCAGAGTCGTCTCCATTTTCCATGATGAAAACAGTGGAAATCGACCTGCTTTTATATCTGAGTACCCCACATGGCGTCAACTCACGTGACTGATTGTGTTCAGATAAGCTGATTGTGTGACTTGCACACTGCACAGGGGGTCAGGGGTAATAATGTAACCCTGACCATATCGTATTTCGTAAA